CTGTCCGCAGTGCAACGACCCGTTCGAGGGCGATTTCAAGCTGCTCCGCTATCCGCAGTTGCCCGACCCGATGGAGGCCGCGCAACAGGTCGTCATGGAATGCCCTAGCTGCGGCTTCCCGATTCCGCCCGAGATGAAGCACGAGCTCAATCAGGGCGGCAAATGGATTAAGGAAGGACAGACCTGGGAAGCGGACGGCTCGGTATCGGGGACGCCGCGCCGGTCGGACATCGCGAGCTTCTGGCTCAAGGGTGTGGCCGCAGCGTTCATCAGCTGGCCCGAGCTCGTGCTGAAATATCTGAACGCGCTCGACGAGTACGAGCGCACCGGCAGCGAAGAAGCCCTCAAGGTGACGGTGAACGTCGACCAGGGTCTGCCGTACACGCCGAAGCAGGCCGAGGCCGGACGACTCCCCGAAGAATTGCGGGAGCGCGCGCAGCCGTACTCGAAGAAGGGCGAGGTTCCACCCGGCGTCGGGTTCCTCGTCACGACCATCGACGTTCAGAAGGCATCGTTCGTCTGCCACACGTTCGGCGTCGGTCCAGGCGTCACGCCGGAGCAACTCGAGCAGGGGCAACTGCCAAAGGCGGACATTTGGCATGTCGATATGTGGAAGATCCGCAAGTCGAAGCGCCTTGACGATGACGGCGAGCACAAGCCCATCGACCCCGCCTCCTACCCCGAGGATTGGGACTGCCTCATTGAGGAGGTGCTGACTCGCACCTATCCGCTCGCTGATGGCTCCGGTCGCCGGATGGCCGTCAAGATCGTAGCGTGCGACTCGGGCGGCGCCGCGGCATCAGCGATGGCGAAGAAGAACACCGAGAAGGACGGGCCGAAGGTCAGCGTCACCGCGAACGCTTACGAGTTCTGGCGGAAGCTGCGGCGCGGAATCGAGCGGCCCAATCTGCGACCTCTGACCGGACTGCATGAGCGGTTCCACCTGGTGAAGGGTCAGCCGAGCGCCAGCGCGCCGGAGATGCACCGGACGTTCCCCGACAGCGGGCAGAAGGGTCGGTTCGCGATCGCTCGAGGTGACGTCCCCGTCTATCTCGTGAACTCGAACAAGGTGAAGGACCGCGTCAGTAACATGCTCGGACGCACCGAGCCTGGCGGTCAGGTCCATTTCCCCGTGTGGTTCGGCGCGGACGACAAGCCGCTCGACATCGGCTGGCTCTACACTCAGCTGACGACCGAGGTGCGCACCGCGAAAGGGTGGGAGAACCCGAGCCGGCGCAAGAACGAGGCCTTCGACCTTTTGGCCTATTGCATCGGCATCTGCCTCACCATCCAGATTCGCCTCGAGCATATCAACTGGACCAAGCCGCCATCGTGGGCCGACCCCGATTGGGACAAGAACAGCATGGTCATCACGCCCCTCGAGCAGCTTGCCGACGCCACCGTGGCGGTCGTCGGACAGGCGCCGGAAAAGCAGCAAACCATAGAGGATTTGGGTGAGATGCTCGGCTGAACTCACTAATTTATTGATTTGCTCACCATACGGTGTCATATAGACGATCACCGATTTTCGAGCGGGCGAGGGAATGGCGGCAACTCAGGCACAACTTGACGAAGCAGAGGCCGCATACCACCAGCTCATGCTCGGCAAGAGCCTGGTGCGCTTCCGCGACTCGAACGGCGAGGAAGCCTTTTACAACCTCGCCTCGGCGCCCCGACTCGCTCAGTACATCAAGCAGCTCAGGATCGAACTCGGCCTCGAATGCCCGACCGGCCCGATGAGGCTGCTGTTCGGATGAGCACAGGTGACCCCGAAATCGACGCTCTGATTGGTCCGGCTTCTGCTGGACCCCTCGCTCTGCCCGGACCCTCGGCCCCCACCAGTCCCGGAGCAGCGTTGCCCGCCACGGTCGCACACCTCCCGGCGGCGGGCAACGAGAGGGCCGATCTCGGCAACCCATCGCGCAACGGCATGGGCGCCTTCGACGGCGCCGACCGCTACGACGCGAGCTTCGCAATGTGGGGACCGCAGGTCGCCTCCGCGGACGCCGACATCTATCCGGCGAAGCAGACGATTGACACCCGCTCGCGCGACATGCTCCGCAACGACGCCTACATCCAGGGCGGCGCGAACCTCCACAAGGACAACATCGTCGGCGCGCATTTCCTGCTGAACGCGAGGCCCGCCACGCGGCGCCTGTTCGGCAAGGAGGATGACGTTTGGGAGGAGGAGTTCCAGGCTGAGGTCGAGGAACTGTGGGAGCTGTTCGCCGAATCGCCCGACTGTTGGGTCGACGCGGCGCGCGCGAACAACCTGACCCAACTGGTGCGCATGGCGGTCGGCATCCACCTGGCGGCCGGCGAGGTTCTCGGCACTGCCGAGTGGGACCGTCAGAGCGCGAGCGAGTTCAACACCTGCATCCAGATGGTCGACCTCGACCGCCTGTCGACCGACCCGATGTCGCGCACCGACCCGAATGTGCGCATGGGGATCCGCTACAACTCGAGCGGCGCTCCGCTCGCTTATCAGATTCGCACGACGCATCCGGTCGACATCGTCTGGAATTTCACGCTGCCCGAGTGGAAGGAGGTTCCGCTGCGCAAGCCGTGGGGTCGCCTCCAGGTCATCCACCTCAAGGAGCAGGTGCGTCCCGCACAGAGCCGCGGCATTCCCGAGATGGCAGCCGCGCTCAAGGAAATGCGGATGACGCACACGCTCCGCGGCGTGAACTTGCAGCAGGCTGTCGCCCAGGCAGTGTTCGCCGCAGCCATCACCTCTGAGCTTCCCGCCGAGACCGTGTTCCAGCAGCTCGGCGGTGCCGAGGCGACGCCGGAGCAGATTCAACAGGCGATCACCTCCTACTCGCAAGGCTATCTCGGCGCGATTGGCCAGTACATCGGCAAGGCCCGTGGCCTGACGATTGACGGCGCGCGCATCCCGCATCTCTACCCTGGCACGAAGCTCGAGTTCCTGTCGCCGGAGATGAATCCGACGCAGGGGACGCTCTTTGAGCAGTCGCTGCTGCGCTACCTCGCCGCGGCAATCGGCGTTTCCTACGAGCAGCTCAGCCGCGACTACACGAATACGAATTACAGCTCGGCGCGCGCGGCGATGACCGAGACCTGGAAATTCATGCAGTCGCGCAAGAAGCTGATTGCCGATCGCTTCGCGACCATCACTTTCCGGCTCTGGCTCGAGGAAGCGATCAACAAGAACAAGCTGTTCAGCTTCCCGAAGAAGAAGGCCGGGCTGCTCTACTCGAACGGCGTGCTCAACACCGCGTTCGACGCCATCTCGCGCTGCGAGTGGATTGGCGCCTCCCGTGGCCAGATCGACGAGCTCAAGGAAACTCAGGCTGCCGTCGCGCGCATCGAAGCTGGCATCTCGACCCGCGAGGACGAGCTGGCCCGCCTCGGCAAGGATTGGCGCAAGGTGTTCCGCCAGCTCGAGCGCGAAGCGAGGGAAGCTCAGACCCGCAACCTTGTTTTCACCTCCAATGTCGCAGCTGCGACCGTCGCCGCGGACTCGAACGGGAACGCCGACAACCAGAACGGTGAAGGCGACAACAAGAAGAAGGCCGCATGACGAACCCGCTCATTGCCCGTTTCGCCAACGAACCCGCCCTGCTCGCACCAGGCACGGAGGACCGCTTCCGCGCGTCGCTCGACATCGTCATGCAGTCCGAGGAGGGCCGGAAGCTCGAGGCTGACTCGACGACCGCCTACAGCGGCGACAATTTCTGGCTGCCGGCCGACGACTGGCGCGCCGCCTACCGGCCCTATGTCGTGCAGGGCGGGATCCTCCACATCCCCGTCAAGGGCGTGCTGCTGCACAATTTCCCGTGGCAGTTCGGGAGCTACGCGACCGGCTACGATTACATCCTTCGCGCGTTCATGCGCGGCGTCGAGGATTACAAGAACGGAGCCATCAAGGGCATCGCCCTAGTCACCGACAGTTGCGGTGGCATGGTCGCCGGCTGCTTCGACGCCGTCGATAAGATGGTCGCCGCGAAGAAGGACAGCGGAGTCCCCGTTCGGACCTTCGCGCATGAGAGCGCTTACTCGGCTGCCTACGCGGTCGGCTGCGTCGGCGACCATATCGCCGTGTCGCGCACCGGAGGCGTTGGCTCGGTCGGCGTTGTCACGGCTCATCTCGATATGTCGAAAATGCTCGACAAGATGGGCCTCAGCGTCACGTTCATTTTCGCCGGCAAGCACAAGGTCGACGGCAACTCATACGAGGCGCTGCCGGACGATGTGAAAGCTCGCATCCAGGAGCGGATCGACGAGCTGTATGCCGTTTTCGTCACATCGGTCGCGGAGAACCGCGGCCTCGAGGAACAAGCTGTGCGGGACACGGAAGCTCTCTGCTTCACCGCCAGCCAAGCCGTATCGAACGGGTTCGCTGACTCTGTAGGCGCGCTCGACGATGCACTGGCCGATTTTTCGGCCTCCCTGGACGACCAGTCCGACAACACAGGAGAAGAAGCAATGGCTGATGAAGCCAACGGTTCGGCGGTCGACCAGGCCGCTCTGAATGCCGCTCGCGAGGAAGGTCAGACGGCCGGCCACGCTGCGGGAGTTACCGAGGGCGGCACCGCGATGCAGACCCGCATCGCCGCTATCCTCGGCAGCGACGAGGCGAAGGGCCGCGAGGGTCTCGCCAATCACTTTGCGTTCAAAACCGCCATGTCGGCGGAGGACGCAATCGCGGCGCTCGCAGAGTCGCCGAAGGCCGAAGCGGACGAGGGTGGAAACACGCCGTTCGACAACGCCATGTCGAAGGACAACCCCGATGTCGGCGCCGGCGAAGGCGGCAACGATGACGAGGCTTCCTCGAGTCCCATCGCCCTCGCGCGCGCGGCTGGCATCCGCGGCGTTCGCCCCGCTGCTGCTCCTGCCAAGTAGCATCTCGAGTCACTAAATTAGGGAGTTTCCCGAATGACCGACATCCCCGTTTCCTACCTCAAGAGCGATGCCCGCAATGGGCTGCCCGCTTTCGAGGCCCTCGACCAGCTGGTCGACCAGAACCTGCTCGCCGGTAGCGAGCCGGGTCTGTCCGCGCCCGTGCGGATCCTGCTCGCCTCGAACCTCGCCCTCGCCGCCCTGAGCGTCGTCGGCCTCGACGCGAACAACCACCTAGTGCTCGCGACGCATGACGCCGTCACGCCCGCGAACTCCATCCGCCCGATTGGCGTGCTCGTCCATGCCGCGACCAGCGGCGCGGCGAACGCGACCATCCACGGCGAGGTGTGGCTCACCGGCAATTTCAATGCCGGCGACGACAGCCCGCTCGTGTTCGACGCCAGCTTCACCGACCTCGCCAGCAAGACCGGCGCGGTCGTTGGCGACCCGAACCTCATTTTCCGTAGCCGCAAGGCGACGGGCGCGCCCGGCGCGTAACCGGCAACTCGGCTAGAAAGGACAGCCAAAGCAATGACTTCCCCTGTCACCGCTTACAATCTGTGGGACAGTCGCACCTCGCTCGGAGCGATGCGCGATACCCGTCCCGAACCGCGGCCTTTCAGCCGCTTCTTCACCAGTGGACTCCGTTCGACCGACGAATGGATCGACTTCGAGAAGCTGCCGATCAAGTCGCGTCGCCTCGCCCCGTTCGTCAAGCCGATGGGCCAGGGCCGCGGTATCTATACCGACAAGGCCAAGGGAATGCGCTTCAAGCCCGCCAATGTCGTCATCGACGAGGCGGTCGACCCGAAGCGCCCCCTGACCTATCAGCCGGGCATCGACCAGTCGATGTTCGACCCGAACAAGCTGTCGCCGATGCAGCGCCTTGAGCTCATCAAGGTCGCCATGACGGTCGACGCAATGGACGCGGTCGAGCGCCGGTGGGAGTGGATGCGCGCCAAGGCGCTCATCGACGGCAAGGTCACCTGCAATTACGAGGACGGCGATTCCGTGCTCGTCGATTTCCAGCGTGACGCGGGCCACACCGAGGTTCTGACGGCCGGCAACCGCTTCGGCGACGCTGGCGTGTCGGTGTACGACAAGTTCCAGGCGATCGTCGATACCATGAACGACGCTGAGTTCGGCGGTCAGCCGGTTCAGGTCGAGATGGGCGGCGGCGTTTGGGGCGTCATCCGCAAGGACCAGGAAATCAAGGACAACCTTGACAAGTTCCGTCCGGTCGGTGGTCTGACCATCGAGCGCGGTGTCGTCACCTCGGGCGACCGCTCGAAGCGGTACAAGGTCGGCGAGCTGCAAATCGGCGGCGGTTCCGGCCAGGTCATCGAGCTGTTCGTCAACAACGAAGCCTACGAAGCCGACGATGGCACGCAGGTCCGTTACGTTGGCAACAACGAGATGGTGTTCCTGTCGACGCCCGAGACCATCAACGGTTTCGAGTGCTTCGGCATGATTCAGGACCGCGACGCCGAGTACCAGGCCCTCCCGATCTTCCCGAAGAACTACCTCAAGGGCGATCGCGTGAAGGTCGAGCACCTGTCGTTCGAGTCGGCTCCCATCATGGTGCCGATTAACCCGAACGGCACCTACAAGCTGACGCCGATCGCGTAAGCGGCGGTGAGACTTTCGCCCGGCGGGTTCAGCTTCCCGCCGGGCATCTTTCCCAACCAACGAGGTGTTGAATGAGCACTCTTTCTCCGGTCGTTGCGACGCAGCGCATCGACGGCACGATTCTTCCCGGCACGATTTTCACGCCGGCCAGCGAGGAGCAGCTTGCTGACCTCCAGCGGCTTGAGGCGGTTCGCGAGCCGACCGAGGCCGAGCTTCTCCTGCATGAAAAGATGCAGGCGAATAAGGCCGCGGCCGAAACGCCCGCCCCGTCGAAGCCCACTGGTGGCCGTGGCCGTCGCGCCGCTGCGACGCAGACTCCGGCTGCCACTGGCGGCGAAGCTGGCAACGGCGAGGCCGGTAACGGTGCCGAAGGCGGCGAAGCTGGCAACGGCGAGAACGCCGAGAATGGCGAAGCTGGCAACGGCGAGAACGCCGACAACGCCGAAGCGAACATCGGCTAACCGATGACCGCCGCACTCGACGCAGCGCGGCAACAAGCGCGCCGGGACATTCACCGAGAGGCGTCTGTCCCGGCGCTCTACATCCTTGCGCCCGCAGATCCCGTGCCGGTCACCGTTCGTCGGCAGACCCGCGTGAACAAGACGGGCGACATCCCAGGACTCGAGACTGCTGAGGTCTCGGTCGAAACGGCTTTCCTCCGCTTCCTTCGCGAGGAGCTCGCGCAGCCGAAGCGCGGCGCCATTGTGTCTGTAGCCGAGGGCGAAGCGTATCGCATCGACCACGCCCTTGCTCCACATGGCATCACCATCGACGCGGCTGTCACCCAACTGGACGCCGCCGAAGCGACAGGGCTTCCGCTGCCCGCTGCCACCTGATGAACGACGCCTACGTTATCGCCGTTCAGGGCCTAGACGATGCGACGGTCGGCGACGTCAAGGTCGCCGATGCCGCTTCCAGGGCTATCAACGGAACCATCCAGCGGTCGCGCGCAGCTGCGTCGCGACAGATGCGCCAGCAGGTTGCATTCAGCGCAAGCTATCTCGCGCGACAGGACAGGCTCGGAATCACGAAGAAGGCGTCCCGCACCGACCTCGAAGCGGTGATCACCGGACGTCACCGCCCGACGAGCCTGGCCAGCTTCGCGCGCGGCGCCCGCACAATCGGGCCACGCCGGACGGCGGTCAGCCTCGAGGTGCAGCCAGGGATCGTGCGGCGCCTCAAGGGCGCTTTCTTTGTTCGCCTCCGCGCCGGCAACACCGACACTGGCCCAGGCAACACCGGACTCGCGATTCGGCTCCCCGCGGGCAAGGTTCCCGACCGCGCCTACAAGCCGAAGCTGATGGGTAAGAACCTGTGGCTCCTCTATGGCCCGTCAATCGACCAAGTGTTCGACGATGTGGCCAACGACATCTCTTCGGACGCGGCCAACTACCTCGAGGCCGAGTTCCTCCGGCTGATGGGACTCTGACATGGCTGACCCGATTCCATTCGACCAGATGCCGTTCCGGCTCAAGGTGTTGGTGAAGTTGACCGAGCTGCTCCAGACCATCAGCCGCGACATGCCGGACGCCGCGCCGACCTATTCCTACTCACTGGCGCCCGATGCAGATTTCCCCGATGGCCGCGTGCTCCGTGGCCGCGTTGCCTATGGCAGCGATGACCCGCTCCCGATGCTCGCGATTGTCGAGGACCCGAAGCAGCTCGAGCGCGATGCCGTGCCGCTGCGCGAGACCGATGCGTCGCCTGGTGATTGGGATCTGCTCATTCAGGGCTTCATCAAGGACGACCCCGTCCATCCGACCGACCCCGCCTATTTCCTCGCCGCTGACACTGTGGCGAAGCTGACCGAGGCGAAGAAGGAGGTCCGGAACATCCTTGGCCTCGGCTCGAAGAAGCCCACGGTCGACCAGCTCCACATCGGCGCGCCGGTCATCCGGCCACCCGATGACATCTCCGCGACGACCTATTTTTGGTTGCCCGTGCGGCTGCATGTTGTGGAGGATCCCGCCAACGCATTTACATGAAACCAAACTCACTATATTAGTGAGTCTGTCAACGGAGGTTGAGAATGCCCGACCTGAATACGATTCGAGACAATTTCACCCTTGGCCGCGGCGACCTGTTCTTCGCGCTCAAGCGCG